ACCTTCCCGAATACCACGCCAGTCGAGCAGGACAGCCTCGGCCAGGGACTCGATGAAGATGCGGCGCTCTTGCTCATCGGTCAGGGCTTTGTTGTAGCCCGTATAGGGCTGGCGCAGCTTCTTCAAGGTCTTTTCGTGGTGGTGGTTCATGAAGCGCGCCACCTTGACCTCAATCTCAGGGTTTAGCGGGAAGGGGCACCAGACCCCGTCCAGCTCTGCTTTGGCGTCGGTGACGCCGATGTTAAGTGCCATAGTTGCTCTCCGTTCCTCCGTTGTTTTAGAATAGGCGGGCCGACGCAAGCACGGAGGACACCCGCGCCAGCCCTTAAAGCTTGCTACGATGCTTCGCTGTCATTTACCTTAATGCCGCAGTGAAGTATTCGCGCTGCGCATATAAGGAGAAATTTCGCCAAGATGAATCGAAGCTTGAACTCCTTTGTCAATTTCACATCGACAGTTAATATATGGTCAGGCTCCAGATGCCTCACATATATCGTCTGCTTTGTTCCTATAGCGGCCATTTGCGCCTCCGTTAGACGTTATTAAACCTTACGCAGCAAAGCGGCAGATCTGGATGGTGTTGTCATAGGTCGTATCGCGCACCGCCGTCCACTCAAGGGAGACCATCACGTCGGCATTGCTGCCCTCGGCAGTCACGGTGCCGCCGCTGTACTCCACTTCCGGGAGGCTGATCACGTAGGCGTTGCCGGCAGCATCAGCCACGCGGATATCCAGGCTCGTGCGGGTACCGTTCAAGTATTTGTTGTAGAGCACCTGATCCTCAAAGTAGGCCGTGAAGCTCCCGGTCACATCACAGCGGCCTGTACCGATACCGACAAAGCCGAGATTAGCCACGGCTTCCTGGCCACGCAGGTTGTTATTCAAGGTGATGGCTATCTCGTTCAGGTAGGCACTGGTGACTTCGGTGCCGCCCTCGCGTAGGGAGCCGATATTACTGACTGCGTTCATCACGTCATTCGTCGGGGCAGCTGTAGCTGCCCCCGTGCCCACGGTGCTGGTAGCGATGGCAGAGCTGCCGCCGATCATAGAGAATGTGCCGTTGACGATGCTGCCAGTGGAGAAGTTCATGGACATTTGATTGACTTCACACCCGGTATAGCTGATAAGCTGGGTGATATCGTTGAACTCTTTCTCCAGGGTATAGCTCTTCTCCGTGGTACCATTGCGGAGCCGTGCCCCGGTGACGGTGGCCGCATCGGTCTCGTCAAGCACTTCGGTAGTGGAGATGGACTCGACGGTCAGTACCTGCCCGGTTGCATCGGTGACAAGGTGATAGCCGTCATCAGCGGTGGAGCCGGTGAGCTTGATCCACTGCCCGGAGACCACGGCATGGGTGACAGAGGAGCCGAGGGTGATGGTGTTGCTAGTAGCATTCAGGGAGAAGTCAAGGTTTGAGGCCGTGGCACCAGAGGTGATAGTCTCCGTGCTCCCGGTACCTACGCCAACCCAGTCGGACTGCAGGGCACCTTCAAGAAGGTCGTCCTGGGCACCGTAGCTCAGCTCCCAGTTGATGTCGCCACCCACGGAGGCAGAGGTCTGCACGAGGTCAGTGACCTGGCGGTCTGAGCGTATCTCCTCACTAGTTGTGTTGGAGATGGTATAGCTCATGGATTCCCCGGTCAGGCGGAATTCGGTCATGGCCGAGGCAGGGGTCGTGCCCCACGTCGCCTCTTCGAGGTAACGGAATTTGACGCGGTTTGTATCAGCGATAGCCATTGTCTCTTAACTCCTGTTCGTCATCACGACGATCTGGCGCCGATATTTCAGCGCTCTAGCCAGCTTACCTAAGTATACAGTATTCTTATGACCGTGGCACTTGCCATAAGCTCTTTTTATTGCCCACTAAGGGCGCTTTTTGCGATAGTTTTTCTCTATGGCTGAGGCATAAACGATAAGTTTATTTTATGCCCGGCTGTCAGAAGTCCTCATCCCGCTGGTACGGCACGGACACATTCACCTGATACCAGCCGTCTCCCGTGGGGCCGATGGCCTGTATCAGCGGCGTGCGCGTGAAGAGGCCCGTGGTCGAGTACCGGCGGAGCGCTGCGGCGGCATCGTCAGCAATTTGCAGGGCGGGGGAGGCGCCTTGGTCTATAGGTGTGAACACCTGGACAAAAACCGTGCCTAAAAACCTGTCCCGCACCGCAGAGCTACCGAAACCCACCTGGCTGGCGTCCGCTGACCGCAGGGAAAAGCGCACCCAGGGGCTCCCGGTCGTCGGCGTGAACTCGATATTTGGCCAGGCAATGCTGACCGTGGGCTGACTCGCGCTAAACTGGGTATTGAAGCGGGCGGTCAGGGTATTGAGTTCGGCTTCAGAGCTCATCGTCCGTACTTATCCTCCAGCATGTTCACGGTCACGCGCACCATGCCATAGGGGGCCTGCTGCGAGGAGCCGTTTTCGAGGGCAGGGCCGTACTCCGTGTCGTTGCGGATATTAATGACCGGGTACTCCTGTGGATAGTATTGCCACTCGGTGCGGAAGAAGCCGGTATCCACGGGGGACAGCTCGACCACGCTGGCGTGGGCCTCGTTGGCGATCCGCACGGTGTAGGCCTGCGTCTGGTCCTGGAATATCTCGAAGGCATGTGTGATGTCGCTCTCGAAGCTCATGGCATTACCTCAGAAACAGGGTGTAGGCGATGGCCGTCCCGGCGGGCTTCACGGTCTCCAGCTCTTCCACGGTGTAGACCGTCCCGGAAAGCGTCAGCGTATCGCCGATAGCGGGCACCACGGCTAGGCCGCTGGCCGTGATGGTGAAGCGGATACGGTCGTCGGTCACTATCGTCCCGGCCATAAATTCACGCTTTGGCCGCCGGATGATGCCCGTCACAGTGTAGTTAGCCGTGCTCGCGCCGCTGACAGAGTTTGTCGCCGGGTTGAACGTGCCTCCCGTGACCTGTGTCAGCGCCCCCGTGGTACCGATTTCGGTCATCAGGTCGGCGAGGTCGTCGTCGCGTATGCTGGTTGAGATGCTCATTGCTGCTCATCATCCCCTACGTTATCAAATTGCCCTAGCGTAAAGAGGGCATCCCGTGTTATCCCGCCCGCATCGGGAATAATGGCAAACTTGCTCTGTGGCTGCCCTTCACCACGTTGTAGCAGTGACCGGCGGAGCTCTCTGTACTCCAGATACTTTTGCCCGTAGGATTTACTTAGGCCGTCAACGTTGAAGCCAGTCTTTCTTGCAAAGGAGGCAGCAATGGCTCCCGCCACGGAGGCAGCGGCGAAATAGACATTGGCTTCTTCGGCAACAGCCCAGGCTATCTCCTCATCACTAACTAGCTGATCGCTGGTATTAGTGTCATTGACCAAGAAGCGCACAGCATCTCGGCTGTTGGCACTGGGGTCGCCTGCATAGGTCCAGGTCATAGCTAAATATCCTCCAACCAGCCGAACCACGAGCCGGCGACAGTCGCGGCTTTGTCTGTGGTGAGTGTCATGGCGACCACAGTGCCCGCATTAAAGGCTAACGGCAATGGGAACGTATAGGCTTCCGATCCATCCTGTACAGCCAGACTTCCGAAGGGGAACAGGATGAAGGGCTCGATGAACTGATCCGTATCTAGTTCCGAGGCTGTAACGCGGATAACGACACCCGCCGCCGCTGTGCCGCTCGCAGCGCCGCCGACAGCGCCAGCGACAAAGCAACGCTTTCCGGCGGGTACCATGCGTGCGCTGGAGGTACACCGTACCGCCCCTGTGTTGATCTGGCCATAGGTTACTCCGCCATGACTCGCCGTTATCGTGCCCGCCGCTGCCGCCGGGAAATCACCATACGTTCTAATGTGTATGCAGTTAATAAAGCGGATGTTGGTCGCCACAGTGGTCACGGCAACCGTACCTTCCAGAAGGACGGTTTCTTTCTGCTCGGTAAGCGCATCATCCAGATAGTGTATCTCAACACTGCGCGCACCCGTTCCGGCGTCCTTATCATCATCGGCACTGGTACTGACAAGGGTCATCTGTACACCAGCCGCATCGGGTAGCGTAAAGACGCCGTTTGGCCAGATGACGCGGTTTGTTTCCCCAGCGCCCGCTAGGCGTTCGCCATAGGCACCGTAGGGCTTTGCCCCGGCGATATCCCCGCGTGCTATCATCAGCCGCGCATCGCGGTTCATCCCGATAGCTAAATCTGCGGTTATGGTCGAGGCGACCATTTAGATCACCAGATTGGCAGCAACCGAGTAGGTAATGGCATCGGTATCGGCGTGAACGGCACGGACGCGCCATGTGCGTGGAAGGATGTCCGATGCAGACACATTGGCGGCGGCGGTGATACCTGGGTAGACGGACAGATAGCTCGTGCCGGTCCCCGTGATCGCCGCGCTGCTCAGAATGTCATAGTAGGCATCGTTCACCTCGTCCTTGCCCTGGATGGTGAACACCACGGAAGGCGTCGCTGTGGCCGCTGTGACGACAATTGCCACGTGCACACCACGCCCGGTGACGTTGCCTTTGTCGTCACTGTTCGTGGTGGCCGTGCGCTCGGCACTCGCCAAAACGGTAGTTGTGCTACCGTTCTGTGACATCTTAGGCTACCTCGGTGTAGAGGATGATGAGGCTACCCGCGAACTCGGTCTGCGCCTCACCAGCGGTCCAGGATACAGACTTGGCGGTGACGCTATCGGAGAGGTGCGGGAACTCGTAGTTCGTGCCGACATCGGTGGCAGCATCACTGCCAGCAACGAAGGTGGCAAGGAGGGCACCACGGGTGGAGGCCGAGAAGTAGGTCTCGCTACCGCCAGCGGTGATCGTAGCCTGTGGGCGAACGAGGCCAGTGGCGGCGGTGCTGATACCTACCGCGAAGCCATCGGCATCGCCACCGGACTCACTGGCCAGGAGGCCAACATTGATGGTCTTGGTGGTTGCGGTGGTCTCCGCTGTGGTCACGTCCAGGAGCACATCGTTGATGATGGCCTTGTCCGGCAGATCCCATGCGGTATCATTCTCGTTGGTATCACCGGCAGCAGTCAGGGCGATGACCTTGACCTTCTGCAGGCCACCGTTGACAGAGAGGTCAGCGACTGCGTTC